TTAAGCACCTTTAGAATATTTTGAAATTACTTCTGCCCGATCTGCATCGTATTTAGCTTTTCGGTCATTTATTTGTTGGATGACGGCATTCTTTTTTACATCCTCGTTAATTCCATCACTTACCGCAGCAGCAACCCAGGAATTATTAAGAGCACTAATATCTTCCTGATATTTTTTTGAAAGATTAGTTAGCTCAATTAACATCATTTCAGAATCAGGGATTGGAGCGACGTTAAGCCAAGAAGGATAATTATCATTTCCTGGCCCCCTTACCTTACCGGCAGGCGGTTTGCCTGAATATATTAAAAAGATATCGTCGCTTACCTCCACACCATCGGAAGGCCATATACCAGATTTTTCATAATCATCTTTCAGTCCAAATGGGAAAAATGAATTATTTTCAGGGCTATATATATACACATTATTCTCCGATGGCATAAACAAATACGGCTGTTGCAACCCTAACACCATTGACATTATGGGCTGTAACAAGAAAAGTCGAATTGCTAAATATTGCTGCTGATACAAAGTTAGGGTTGTTTACGTCAGATGCAGATGCGCAAACCATGTGTGGACCGGATGGGAAAACAACAGGGAAGCTTGCCTGAACTGCCGAAGATGGCGAGGTTGAAACCTGAGTCCACTGAAGAATCTTACCATTTGGCAACTTACACCATCCAGGCCCACTGGAAAATCCAGACATGTCAGGAATTTGTCCTGATGAAAATCCGACATCTCTTGTTGAAGAAGAGCCAAGGCCAAGGCTACCTCTTGCCGCTTCAGGTGTCGTTGCCCCGGTTCCACCCCTGCTGACCGTCAGAGGGGCTGTGTTACCGGATTTATCCTGGACACCCCACGCTCCACCATTGGCAATAAATAATTCAAGCAACCCATTGGGAGATGAAATTGAGTTAAATGCTCCCGGAGTGTTGCTTTCTACTGATGATACGGATTGGACTCCAAGCGCCTTACGGGCTCCAGCGGTGCTTGTTTCACCGGTTCCTCCCTTTGAGATTGGAAGAATATTCTCAGTGGCGACGCTTCCAATTCCTAGAGAGCTCCTTGCCGATGACGCATCAGTTGAACCAGTTCCACCCTTGTTTACGGGCATGATGTTTTCTGTTGCAGTAGATCCAAGGCCTAGGTTTGATCTCGCCACCTCTGGAGTGATTGCTCCTGTCCCGCCCCTGATGATAGCTAACGGAGAAGGCTGACCTGTCGATCTATTCTGAACCCCCCCACTGCCCCCCGTTGGCTATAAACATCTCCAGATTACCGTCAGGAGATGAAATGGCATTAAATGCTCCAGGGGTTTCATTGTTTTGTGAGAAAACAGATTGCACACCCAGGGCCACCCTTGCGTCATTGACATTTGACGCTCCAGTACCCCCCTTAGCAACAGGTACGATGTTTTCCGTGGCCACACTCCCAATACCCAACGAATTCCTTGCTGAGGCTGCATTAGTTGACCCTGTCCCCCCCTTGCTCACGGGTAAAGTATTCTCTACAGACACAGAACCCAAACCTAAGTTAGCCCTTGCTCCTTCAGCCGTCGTGGAATTGGTTCCGCCCCTTCCTACAGTTAAAGGCGCTGACTGTCCGGTGGTATTGTTTTGAGCACCCCATTGCCCATCATTAGTAACAAAGACATCAATCATTCCGTTAGGGGATGTCATGGAGCTAAAAAGGTTCGGAGACAAGCCAGGGATTGTGTTGAATCCGCTAATCCCAAGGTTAGCCTTTGCTGTATTTACTGCTCCATCAGCCTTAATGTCCCCAAATGGATTGCTCCTGTTCAAATACTGATTTGAAAAGTTAATCCACCCAGTACCTGCCAGGTCTGGATTTGATTGGTTTCCGTCAATAGCGTTAATGAAGATGGTGGATCCGTCATCAGAAATCAAAACCGAAGACTTTGGATATCCTCCTATAGCAGCAGCAAAAGAAGAATCAAAGGAGTTCAATGCGCCTGTGCTGGCCCACCTAGATAAGTTTGATAGTTCATAGAGAATCTGGTTCATGTCTTGCCCTTTTGGGGGCAATCCGCCAGCCGCTTTCAAAATCATGGTTACAGGGGGGAAACCCTGGTCGTAGGATGCTGTGTTATCTCCGGCTGGCGTTGTAGGGAGTAAGTTTTCCCTTGGTCCATTTATACCAAATGGGACCGGTTGTTTCTTCGGGGCGTCTGATCTTTTCATTATAAGTCTCTGTAGAATGTACCGTCATTAAATGGATGAGAGTCTTTTGTGAAACCAAAATATGGAGTCACGATTTGCCGGGTTATCGCCAGAACCCCGCTGGGTATTGGGAGAACATCAAAATTTTCCAATATTGCTTTTTCAAAGGGAGCAAGGAAGAACTCGCACACAATACCCATTGTCATATCGCCAAAATCTATTGAGTATGCCTTTCCACGCCCTTTAAATAGCATGACCAAGAATTTGTTTATCTCAGGAATGGTAGCGATACTGATATTAGAAAATGCCTTGCACAGAATTAATGTTCTGTATGCATCATCACCAAGCCTTACCGAGTTAGTTTCCTGAACTCCTGCATAAAATGGCTCATCATTGAACGGCGAGGGGTATGCGAATTTATCTCCAGAATTTGCCTCTGAAAAGCCAAAGCTATTGTTATCAATTTCAGAAGTAATATATCTTGATACGCCTACTATCTTTCCCCACACATCAAGTCCGTATGAACCATTAGTTGACACATCCCACACGTCATTTATGAAGGATTCAGTAAATTCATCTATGGATATTGCCTGGTCGAAAGTTGAGATTATGGAGAGTAATTTATTGCTTGAAGAATATTGAGTTAATATTGTCTCTTCCCATTTCACACGAGCACCACCTCAATGTCGTCAAGTTGAATAGTCGGAACCTGGTCTATGCCTACAGTCACTGATGGGTTGTATGTTGAACCATCCGTTGAAATCTCCAGGCTTGATATATTCAGATATTGAGGGGAAACAGAAATAACAGGAGCGTAGTAAACTCCTGAGTTAATTCTGGACCCTATCCTTGCTTTCACAATCCCACTGTATTCTCCGTTAAAAACGGTTTGCACCATACTCTTAACCTGAACGGTAACATCAGAGGGCAAGCCTTGGTTCTTTTCTATCTCAACCCTGAACCTGATGCGAACAGGAGATACACGCTGCCATTGCATGGTGTATTGAGGATAAGGAGCGCTATAGTTTTCCTTATCCTCAACAATAAATGTCGTATTTCCATTCAGGTTAGAGCCAGGGTTCTTTGTCTCGAAGATGGATTTGGCAATATCCTCATCGCTTCCACCGTATACTCCGATATAAATTGAATGCGCTGCGACAGGGAAATTTGTAACCCCCTGGTTAACCGTAGCAGAAGTCCTGTTTGACCAGACATATGCATCAAGAACGCCATTTACCGCCAGCAATCCGGCCAACGTTGCTCCGTCCATATTGCGGCCATTTCTTGCCACTGATTGCTGCCGACGCTTCTCAAAAGAAATCCTGTTTTCAACATCGACGCCCACCACGCCAGGGGATGCGTTGTTTACGCCTGACCAGCCGTTTACCGCGCGGAAGATTGTATTCAGCGCTCCTGAGGCGCACGGTATTGGCCCTGGGGTTTGGTTTTGAAATTGAATATCAACAGCCCCGCCGGCAGGAATGACCACCGACGACAGCGACGAGTACAGATACCCTTCAGCGTCCTGAGCAACACTTCCTTCCGGTATTCTCGTGCCAACGAGTCCAGTACAGGTTGCCGTAACAACGGTCCCCTGCGATGCAATGCGGTCCATGAAGTAAATACGGCCAATGGCGTCCTGCATCCTTCCAGAAGCGAAGTCGGGGTTAATCTGGCTAATAAGCCATGCCAATGCTGAGTTTTTTGCCGCGATAATGGCCGTGTCAGTCATGGCAATCTGGCCCTGAGGCGTCGTGAGACTTTTGCTCATGCCGCCCCCCATTGCGGTATCAAGGTCAGACATCCTGCCGTTTAGAATGTCCAGTTCATCGGGCAGCGCAACCCCGATATCCGACAGGGTTACATCTGGTACCGATGTGCTTACGGTTACGTCTGCCATTTTCGGCCTCAGAAGTTAATGGTGGATTGTTGATTGTTCGTGTCGGTCAGCGTCATGACGCCTGACGCGGCTCTGTCGCCGTTGCTGATAGTCACAGTGCAGAATGCGTCCTGGACATACGGGAGCTTTTTGGCCTCTGTCGCCATCTTTGTATTAATCAACTGCGAGCCCGGCCAGTGGCCTAAAATACGCTCGTAGTAAGGCAGCCCGAGAGTGGTGTCATACCATGCCTCGCCGAGGAAAGTTGAACAGGAGCATGCTGCATCCTGAGCAACCGCATATGGGTTTTGTGTGGAGGCTATGTTTCCGGCCGCATCAAGCGACAAGTCCCAGGAGTCCACATCCAGAAGGAATGATTTGGTTATCACTTTTACTCCGGAAATAAAAAACCCGCCGAAGCGGGTTGGTTTTGTTTTGGCGACATCCAGAAAGCAAAAATCCACCAGGTGGGCTAGTCTTATCGAACTTTAGTGGGCCAAAAGTGAATTACGTGCACGATGGCGGACGACACCCCAACCCATAAGGCCAGCAGCATAAGTGCATACCCGGGGCTAATATTCATCAGCATATCTACAGGTCGTGCCACAAAAGCAAAGGCAAAGGCGTATATAAAGAAATAAAGTAGAGAATTCCTCACATTTATACTCCATTAGGTCCTTGTGTATTTGAATTACCTGATTGTACACCGCCGTGCGTATGCGTTGAAAGCTTGATTCCTGATCCTGTGACTTCGCCCGCAGCCGTAACAGAGCCACCAAAACTGGCATTACCTCCATGACTCCCGGAACCCTGTGTTAACGCCCCGTTTAGCTCAATCACCGGGGCGTTAACTGACGCTTTCGCCTTCGCGTTTATAGCTACGTTATTCCCGTTAATATTCACATCCAGAGGAGATACGATATCAATCCCGCCATCGTGGAGCCTTGCGTATTGGGTTGGCGCTACGTTCAGTAATCCACCCATGTAAATGGCATCGCCATAATTGTGCTTTCTGGATGATGCTGGCAAGGCTGGTGAATGCGTCTTTTTAACGTTCCTGATATCTTCATCGCAGCAGGCAATCCAGCCTATATCCCCAACTACCGGATCCATTATAATCGCGCTGGAGCCTCGCTGTATGCGGAATACTGGTACATTATGGATAACGCCGCTTTCCACCAGATCGCCCGCGCCTGTTGTCCCGTGAACCATCGGCTGTACATCAACGAAGCTCATCTTGTTTCCCTCTCCAGGGTAGGAAGCTTTCACCATAGCAACAGTTATGAATGCTTTGCCTGACAGGAATTTATCCATCACGAAATGCTGGACGTTTGCATCCGTGTTTATATCGTCAGGTCTGACCTTGAGCCTTGGCATCTGGTGCTCCTTGAGTGAATAGCGAGAGGTTGCATTGCGTGTACCACGGGCCTCCCTCCTGCCAGGTGGACAGAATATGTGAGGACTCATTTATGCCGTAAACACCGGAGGCATTAGGCAGCTCAGTTTCCAGCTTCAGATTCCTTCCCCTAACTAGCATACTGCTAAACATAGTGGTTATCGTTACACCAAATCCATTGAAAATCGGATAGCCGATCAGCCCGTTTTGCGCAGAAACAAAAGGCATAACTTCATCTATCTGGCCGCCATACTTCCACACGTAAACAGCGCCGTTCCTGAAGTCCCATGTTAAATCGTGAGCCCTCATACAGGTCGTCATCTGCTGATAAAGGTTTCCGTGATAGAAGGGGTCAGTCTCTACTTCGGTAACATCACTGGTTATCACCGCGGCGAAGCCCATCTCCTTTGCCATCGCAGTGATTATGTCAGCGACCTTCACCTCTCCTTTCACCGTGAAGTCGGCAGAGGTTAACGACTGGTCGTAAAATGTTGATGTAGCCTGGATGATAAGAGGCGCTTCCGGCATCCTGCCAAGGTCGATATAGCACGAGCCAATGGAGCCCGTGAAAATCAGCTCATCGTTAGCCCACACCCTCATCATGTTCTGAAGGGTTTGTTCGTACTGAATCCCTTTAAAGCTAAGTAGTGCCATCTTATCCAGGCTCAGACCGTAAACTTCCGCATTCATCACTGTTCCGGTAGTTCCACCATACCCACCAACGTTTACGCTGGCTTTGATATTGTCGATGGTGAGTATGTTGTCACCATCCTGGTTGAACGCGCCCTTTTCCAGCTTGAACTCGAACTTTAGCTTTCTCTTTTGATAGGTCATGCCGCCATCTCTTGCTCAGTTGCGTAGAAAAGCTTGAACCGGCCACCGAGTCCATCATAGGAGGGGTCGAGATCGCCTACCGTGTCGGCAAAGAAAAGCTCACCTCTAAATCCCAGGTGTTTGTACCGAACCAGTTTGTTGCAGTTCAGGCACGGTATGCCCTGTGCTATCCAGAGGTTATCCAGGCCAATATCCATGAAGAGGCCGGCTGTCGTCTGAGTGATTTTTAATGTCGCGGACTGACCATCGAGATCAACGTTTACCTGCTGCCCCTTTATGGGCTTAAGAGTGACAACCAGCATCAGCTTATCCCCTTAACCAGCTCGTTTATTGAAGTTCCCAGCTTATCAATGGCGCTCGTGGCCGCCCCGTTAATCGCGCTTGTTGCTCCAGAGGTGGCGTTGCTTACTGCAGAACTCACAGATGTTGCCACCGCATCTGCGGCATTTGATAGAGAGGTCTTCAGCCCCGACAAAGCCCCTTTCACCTCGTCCAGAGTGGATTTCTGAGCGCTGGCTTTTCCTACTACGGTGCTAACCGTACCGGCACCGCGCGAGTGAGAATCATCTGCTGCCTGGTCTTTCGCTACCGTACTGGATGTTGTGACTTCTGCCACTTCCAGTACCGCCTGAAATATGGCCTCTACCGTCAAAAGGGTTACATCGCGATTAGACGTGCGGTAGTTGTAGCGGATGAGGTCGTAGCTTTCGTAAGTGGTATCCGGGGTCTCAATGTCATAGGTATCAGCGGAATCAACCATCGCATCCAGTTTCTCAAGCATGTCAGACCTGCTGGTTAACGAGAAATTTGTCAGGTTTGGAATGCTACCGCTGTAGCCTGTCCACCCCTGCAGGACAAACATCACCCTAATGATTGGTGGTCTTTTTACCTTATTGAAAGAGGTATAAGACCCTTTTTCTACCGGTGATGAGACCACGGAAGCATCAGCTCCGTACTCGATGCCCAGAAACGAATCTGGAGAAAGCGCCTTAGCACCCGACTTGAGATAAATCCCGTACCCAGGAGAAAGGACACTGTTGACGATGGAGAAGATATTCCGGCTTCGTATGGCGCTGAGTAGCGTTGTTTCATTCAGCGAGAAAGCCATATGCTATTGCCCCGTGCTGTAAGCCATGACAAGACCATTTCGCTTAGTGGATGCATGCACATCATCACCCAGCGCCTTGATGCTTGAGGCGTTAGATTGAACCGTCATTTCACCGATGTGAATATCCGTTTTATTGCTTGGTTGCTGCTGTTGGGCGTTAACAACATTGGCATTTGCAGACGCCCCTACTTTGATGCCAGCAAGAACCTTTGGCACGTATGCCTGCGTCTCGGACGGAGCATTTTCCAGGCCTTTACGCTGCACGTTGCCAATTCCCCAGTTGTAGGAGGCCAGAGCCTTGTTAAGGTCGCCACCATTCTGTCGTAGAAGTTGTGAAAGGTATTTAGCCGCAGCTTCAGCTGACTTCATCGGATCGAAGACATCGTTACCCTTAAGGCCCATATCCTTGGCAGTGCCATCCATGAACTGGAATAACCCCTTCGCACCTGCCCCTGATACTGCGTAGGGATTACCGCCTGATTCCGTAGTTGCTACGCTGCGCAGTAATCCAAGAGGAAGGTTGAACGCCTTTTCAAGGGCGTCCAGCTTTGGCTGCATCCATCCAAGAAGTGCTGCGCCAGCCTTCGTCGGCTTCGGAGCTTCTGCAGGTAGTTGGGGGTGCTCTCTCATCAGGTAACCGGCCTGGTCCTGCACATTGCTTTCAGGGGGCTCTTTATCAGACAGCAAGGAACCAACCTTTTTAATTCCATCCAGGATGTTGAATAGAAGTCGGTTCGTTTCATTCTGCGCCTGACGAGACTCCCCGCGAATATCACCATCAGACACTATTTTTTCAGTCGAGTGGTGGTTAACAATGCTAGATTCTTGGTTTGGCTTAAGGGACTTCAGAGCTTCAGATATTGAATTTGATATTTTATCGGAATCATAATTTTTATCGCCTGCCGACAATGTATCTTTTGGAGCATCATACCTGACCTCTGTCGAGTGATAATTCACGACGCTGGGTACAGGTGCAGGGTCGGGCTTTATTTCCTTCAAAGGATTAGGCACGACCTCAGTTGAGTGATAATTCACTACACCAGGCGCAGGTACTTGATCAGGCTTCACGTCCCTCAAGGCATCAACTGCTGAATTCAATAGCGAACCGGCCCGGCTATCTCTCCCCTGAGTGCTATCAGAAGGCTTTTGAGGCTCTCTTTTTGCCGACTGCGCCTTCTGTTCTGGCTCCGCATTATCGCGATGAGGTATCGTGCCATAGGCGGTGTATTTATTGTCGCTATCAAGTTTTCCGGTTAGTTTTTCCCACCAGGCAATAATTTTCGCAGATGGCGTGTCGCCTGACTGCTGTCTTTCTTTTTCCTTCTGTTTCTTTTTGTTGATGAGGTTATCACCAACACTAACGCCATTCTCCTTGGCGTCCTTCTCTTCGCCTCCCAGCTTATCCCAGGCGCTAATAGCGGCCATCGCTGCGATAATGGGACCAAACCCTTTCGCAACCCTTGAGATTCCGGTAAGCATTTTTAATGCCCAGCCTCCAGCCACAAATGCAGCCAAAATTGCTAGTGCATTTTGCCAGCCACCAACCACATCAACGACCTTGTTTACCTCACCTGCTGAATCAGAGAAAAACTTAGCTATCTCTGGCCCATGAGATGAAATCCAGTCTGATATTTTCATCAACACTGGCGGTATCTCTTTGACATATGGAAGCATTGCGGTGAAGAGAGACTGCCCAGCGGCTTCAAAATTTCTCTTCAGCAAAACAAACTGTATGTTTAACTTTCTTGCGTCATTGCCAAGGGAGTCGGTGGCCTTCGATTGATTTTCGAACTCTTTCCTAAGGTTGCTAAATGACTGATCGCCCTTTTCTGCCCAGCTCTGGATAAGGGCGTCATCGGCACCAATATCCGCACCAACTTTTCTTTGTGCGTCCTTGCTTAACTTGCCCCAATTATCAATAACCTTCTGGAGAATGTCTGCTCCAGACATGGTGCGGAAATCAAACTTCTCTCCAGTAACACCGCTAATTCCACCTAGAATTTTACCAGTGGGTTGTTGCTAATGTCACCACCACCCCGAAAATCGTTAACTAATTTCTGGAAGTTGCCGAGAATTCCCGTGACCTTTTCGGTGCTTGACCCCACGGCTTCAGCGGCACCAGTCCACCCCTCTAACTGCTTCGGCGATAAATCCAAAGCCTTTGAGGTGACGCTCAGCTTTGTCAGGCTTTCCGTCATTCCCGTTACGAAGTTTTTAACCCCGATGAGCGACAGGGAAACACCGGCAAGAGCTATCACTTCGTTTCGAATTGACCCAAAGAAAGAGGCCGCTCTTTTACCTGCGGCCTCCATGTCTTTCGCCGTTTGTTCGGCGTTATCTTTGGTGTCTTTTAGCCCTTTACCTACATCCTTCTGGCCTTTCTTGAAGCCGGAAGAGTCAAGGCCGAGCGTAACGACCAGTGAATCAATAATCGTTGGCATCAGCCTTTCTCCTGCGCTTTGTTGATGACCATCTGGTTGTAGTTATCCACGGTTATGATTTCGAGCCACCACCACAAATCCTCTGTTCCCAGGTTCGTGCTCAGCTCTGTCAGCGAGCATTTGCCCGACGACAGAACCGTGGCGATTGTCTTTGGAACGTTGGCATAGTCCGCAAGCCCGACGACCTCCGAACTCATGACGGGAGGAATATCTAGCTGGCGGCGGCGGTTAAAAAATCTACGTGGAGCTTGAGCACTTCGGTGCGAAGTTTGAGGCGGGTGGAGACTTCTTCGGTGTCATCTTCAATCAGGCCGCGCTTGATGCTGCGATCAGATGGATTAGGCACCGCCTGTACGCATGACATCAGTTCTTCCAGGAGCGGGCGCGCATCCTCGACAGGAATCTTCGCAACCATTTCAAGACCGACTTTTGCCATTCCCGCCATACCCAAATCTGAAAAGTTATCAGGCAGGTTAACTCCGCCTTTCGCCATTGCCAGTCCGGCGCGGATGGCCCACCATTCTGCTTGAGAGGCTGGCATTTCTGTGATGTGGAATACTTTTCCCTTGTCACGCCCCTTGCCCTCAACTGTGTAATAAAGCTCTTTACGTGCCATTGTGGCTCCTTAAGGGTTGTAGGCTTCGCCGACTACGTTTTCCCAGTTGATCTGGAACGTCATCGCCTGCAGGACACGCTGCGCATCCGGGATGGCTTTAACGCGCTGCAGCACCCCGTTGGTAAGCGTAAACTTGCGGCCCAGGGATGGCAGGATGATTGTTGCGTTGCAGCGGAATACGGCTTTCGCAGTCGTTGATGTGAGCTGCCACGTTTCGAAGATGCTGCGCGATGGGCTGTCAGGCATGATTGTGATGGTTTGCAGGAACTCGCCGAAGACGTAACCGGCAGAAAGCTTACCGTCAGCACCACGCACCGCCTGAGCCATCTCCGTGTCGCCCAGGGCAAACATCGCATCAGCTGCGTACCCTTCAATGCGCTGCGCGCTCGGGAACAGATTTGTTACTGTCAGTGCAAAGATGGAGTCAGCACTGGTAATTGTGTTATTCGCCATTTACTGAACCTCAATCGATGCCAGAGTGATTTTCTGCACTGCGCCGCCGTCGCAATACCACAGAGTCATTGGCGGGCTTGTGCGCTCCGCTCGTTGCGTTGGTGTCGGGTCTCCGATGTACAGGTAGTAACCCTTGGCAATCAGAGATGGTGAGATGTCAGCGCCAACGGCGTTCTGAATCTCGGAAATCTGCTGACTGGACAGGTCGACGCCGGTACGGATTCCGCCAAACGCGATACCCTGATTGATGGTGTCCGCGAATGATGCTTCGATGATCGCCTTGCCAGATGCGTTGTACGGAATGCTGCGGTTTGACTTGAGAACCTGAATCGCATCTTTAGCCAGGGTAGCGTTCAGCCACATCTGGAATGCGAAGGTGTCCAGCCACTTAAAGTCACCGGTGATAGTGCCGGCTGCCCAGTAGTCCTCAACGACCTTGTTCTGCGCATAGTTGCCGTAGAAGTTGTATCCATTGGCGATCAGGGCGTCATATGCCGCGCTGGTTTTTACTACTGCAGGCAGGCCGGAAAGCTCACGGAACTTAGCGGTAACTCGTCCTTCCTGGCGGTCAAACGGCAGTGATGCGACGTAACCCAGGATGGAAGCTGCGTGGATATTGCGCCCATACACCGGCACCACGTTTGAGTAGTTGTTAACCGCGATGATTTTGAACGCCAGCGTATCAGCAGAGCCAGTTACCAGCGCAGAGGCTTCCATGGTGTACGGCACGTAACCGAAGCGATAGTTCTGGCCCGTCACCCAGGATGACAGAGACAGCGCCAGTTCTTCTGTCGTCTCAAATGAGGTCGTTACAAACGCCCAGTTCTGAGAGTTATCGAGCACGGACTGCATGGCATCGGCAACTGACGGAACGTCTGCGCCATTAGACAACACGGCCCCAGTGCCGGCAGTCAGTTTCAGCGGAGCGGCAATGGTGCCGGATGCGAAGCTGATGCTGCTTGCTGCGCCGGTAGTCGCAGACTTGATGATGAATGCTTTCTGGTTGGTGTCGAAAGTAACTGTAACGCTGCTGCCGATCGCAGTCTGGATAATGTCTGCAGCATTCGCAAAGCTTGTAGCCGCGCCCAGGTCGACTGCCGTTGCTGCATGCTGAGTGCCATCTACAGTGATGGTCAGGGTGCCGCTCATCGCTTTTAACTGCTCAAGTGTAACCGCAGCCATAGAGCCACCGCGAAGCCATGCTGAAACTGGAGCATGATTGAAGGCAGAGAAAAGCAATGCGCCTGGCGTTTTCAGTGAGTTGTTGTACCCAGAGAAGTAAACATTCGCCATCGCATATTCTTCTGACAGGCTGCCGAAGTATTTGGAAACGTCTTCTTTGGTGGTGAACGTCAGCACCTGCCCGATTGGGGCGTAAGCGTTGTCGGTCAGGATAAGGCCATTCAGGTCAAGCGCAGAGCCCCCAGCCGGGAGTACTCCGGGGTTGATCTGCACATCTTTACGTAGTGGGATTGCCATTTATGCACTCTCCGGTGGGAATTTGATATCTGCGGCAACAATGCCGACGTTAATTTCTTTCATGAAGTCCTGGCGTATGGTGACGACCGGGTCATACTGAGCGACAAACTCCATCGTCCATCGGTCTTCATACTGCTGTTCGCCATTTATCATCGTGGTTTGGTGGGGCTCGGTGCAGTGGCTTGGGGAAAGAATCCCACCGTTTGCCCTGAACCATTCGCATGAGTAATCGCTACGGGTTAGCGTCGCGATGACTGTAGCCAAATTCGCAGCGCCCTCGCCGTAACAGTCAATCTGGCATGGCCACTGTGTTGTGCGGGAGTTAAGCTGCTTACCCTCGCCGAATACGCCATTGTCGTCATACACCATGCGGTTTGTGGACAAGCCCACTTGCCGAAGCGGCGTCATGATGATGAAGTTCTCCAGCGGCATTGGCGTGAGGTTCTGCTGCCCCTTCAGGACGTGGTCGATATCCAGGCCGGTTATCTCCATCAGGAACGCCTGCAGCGGGATAAGCAGGTCAATCTCTTTGATGCTAAGCGCCGCTGTCATTTCTGCACCTGCTGCGTAACGATGACCTTTATCCAGTCCGGCCACATCTCAACTACCTTCGCAACCAGCCACGTTTCACCGTTCACCAGCAGGAAATCACCACCCTTCTGATTTGGCCGGTTAACACCATCAAAGCGACCGTTCAGGTATGCGGTTCGCAAAATCCCCTGAATGTTCACGGCGTCAACCTGCCGAAGGTCGGTAGATGAAAGCTCCTGCAGCTGGACGGTGACCGGTAGCTCTGTGTAGGCGTTCTCACGGATGCCTCCCGGCTTGGTGACGTAACCAACATTCACCTTGAACACGCCTTCAACATCAGGGTTTACGGTGGTGATCGCCCCCCTTACGATTTGATGCAGGTTCATCACGTCACCTCGTAATTAACATCAGAGAACATCACCCCGGTGTCCACGAGCGGCTTGGTGGAATCATTCTTCCGCTCCTTGCGCGTCCTGCGACGATGAATCGTTACTGGAGATAACGCTGGCTCCATCAGCTCAGAAATAGACTCTTGGATGTCACCCTTTATCTGAGCGCCTACCACTTCGAGAACACCTTTGGCGTCAATTCCAGAAGCCAGGCCGCGAGAGATTGAGCCTTTCCACTCCTCCTGCTTATTGGTGATAGCATTTCGGAAGAACGGCCTCGGCGGCTGATTATTTGCCGGGTCTCCGTACTCGTTTCTCGCGGCCACCATCGCAACACTGGTACCATCTGGATAAGTTGCCCCGCTGTAAAACCCGGCCTTGACCTCAGAGGCATTAAGCTTGTCTGCGATATCCTGCAGATACTTCTCCGCGTTAGTCATAAGCGCTCCCCGGGTAGTAGTTAGCCATTCTGTAAACCTTCGTGGCTTGCCAGTAGTCCATACCGTATGGGCTCTGCGTGTACCATGCGTAACGGAACTCAATGGGGCCCAGGTCAGATGAAACAGACACGCTGCCCTGAGTTGCAGAAGAAATGCGCCCCACCATTCCCGAGCCACCTCTTTTCCTGTTGTCCCCGTAACGCACATACGCCAAGTGCGCCATCAGCAGGTAGAGAAACCTCTCGCGCTTGATGACGTCGATGACAAGTGAGTATTCGGTGTTATTCAGGTAATCAGTGGCCTGGTCGAAAAGGAATGGCAGGAGAGCATCGTCTACATTTGAGAGCTCAGGAAACATGGCGCGGAACTTGGGAATATCCAGAGTTACGACGCCCATGGCTTAGTCCTTATCGGGATCGGTCTGCTGCTTTTTCGGGTCGAGTTGCTCCAGGCCGGTTTTCTGGTCCTGACGCTCTTTTGATGCCGACTGCGCTGATTTTTCGTCGGCCACAGCAAACACCACTCCGTTTTTAATCAGGGGCTGATCAGCAAAAGTCTTTGCGAAGGCATCCCATAAATCAGCAGGAACATCACGCGTAATACCGAAGCCGTTGAGCAGCAGGGAATCATTTGTGCCAGCGAGCTTAACTCGCTGACCTTCGTGATTGATTACCAGGCCGTTAGGAAGCTTGCAGCCGATGATGTAGGTAGAAGATTTAGCAGCCATTATGCCCCCAGCATTTGTGCGAACAGGAATGGCTGGGTGATTACCGCGCCATAAGTGGTTCCAGAGTATTTCTGCTTGTAGGAAGACACTTCAGTTACAAGCGGGTGAGCACGGAGCTTTTCGCTGTAAGCCATGAAGCCAACTTCCTGACCCTGAGCGGTCTCTACAAACATCTGAATAAGCTCACCAGCAGCAGTGCTGTACTGTGGTGCGGTTTCGTACCGCATGTTCGGAAACGCTTTCTTCAGCATGTCTTCCAGAGAAGTAGCGAAGATTTCGTTCGCAGACTTCAGATTTACGCTGAGCTTGTTTGACATCGCCAGCACGAGGTTAGATGACATATCCACGCCGTCGCCTACGATGCCGTTGGTACGAGCAACCAAGTCTTCGTACAGAGCAAGAATATCGTTGTATTTGTCTACAACCTGCTTTGCACTCCACAGCACATTGCCGCCCACGCTAATCGGCGTAATTGGTGCTGGCAATTCTGGGTCATTCAGCAGACCGTAGTTGCGCAGGCCAGCGACGCCGTAGAAGTAGAACTTGTTCTGGTCTTGGTCGAGAACGTTAATTGCGGCGCGTTGCTTCTTAGCGACATACGGCAGCATAGCCAGCCCGTAACGCTCTTGCTCCAGCTCGCCATAGGTAACCATTGTCTGGTAACGGTAGACGTCACGGTTTTCCCATGAAGGGGTAACCTGCACGCCGCCCTGCTCGCTGTAGTCGTCATACGCAACAGTGTCACCGGTTTCTTCGATACGCTGAATCATGAAGCTGTCCTGAGCCCATGCACCACGCTTCTCTTCTCGCCCCAGAATTGCTGTGGCGCGGTTAGGGGCGAACAGAGTTTCAACGATAGTTGGATCGATGAACGTTGATACGATTGCCGGAATGCCGCCGTTTGGCGCCAGTGACGGCTGAGGGTCGGCATCCATTGCCAGGCGGGTTACTGACGGCTGAAGGTAAATACCCTGGGCGTTAGCAACCTGGATGAAGTCTTTAAATGATGGTTGAGCCATTATGCTTTGCTCCAGGTAGAGATGATGATCAGGTCGCCTACTGCTGCACCCTGTGAAACGTACCACTCGGTCTCGACATGACCAGCTACGGCAGCGCCGGCAGCGCCGGTAGCAATGGTGCCGTCAGTTACGCTTGCGAAAACTTTCTGGCCGTTAGTGGCAACGGTAGTGGACTTGGCCCAGAAGTCGCCGCCAACTTTCGGAGAGACTTCAACACCGCCACGAATCAACATGCTTGCACTCTGGCCGTAGCCGATGATTGCCTGACCGAGGTTCTGGATGAAGCCAATCGGCTTGGAATCGGTAGTCGGTGCTACGTTGGACACTACTTTAGGGTCTGCTGCATCACGGAACACAAAGGTTGCGATGTTCACGCCTGCGGTTGCAGCCTTGAACGCGCCAGGGCCACCGGCAGCAGCGATAATTGGTGAAGTTGATGCGGGGTGACCGACCTGGCCTACACCGCGATAAATGCCTACGCTCTCTTGAAACGCCATGTTATTTGCCCCCGCGAATCATTTTCAGTACATCGGATTTGGTGTCGCCGCTCAGATGGTGAGGGGCAGAGTCCTGCGCCATAGTTGGTGCTTTTGCCAGTGCGTTAAACACTGAGCGGAGAGCGCCTTCAGGCAGGCTTGCGTGGTCTTCACAACCCATCTGTTTCAGAGCGGTGCGATAAACCTCTTCTGCGCTGTCACAGGCCAGGTCGCCAACCACTGGACGAACATCACGCTCGGCCTGGCGAAGCGCTGTAAAGCGAGCTTCAACGCCTTTAATGGCGGCATCCATTGCCAACCGGCTGTCGTTTGCCATCTTCTCTTTCTCTTTTTTGTCGTCGTCCTCGTCGTCAGCCGTTTTCGACTTTTTATCTTTGTCGTCTTCGTCTTCGTCTTCGGCGCGGTCACGCTTACGATCTTTGTTTTCGCGCTCTTCACGCTCTTTCAGCTCGCGCTCTTCGCGCCTCAGGCGTTCTGCTTCGGACTCGTTATCTTTTTCAGCCTGAGTGGCCTCGTCTTTGATAACGGCGTCGACTTTCTTTTCGACGTCCTCGGGCTTTTCGTCGTTAGCTAATGCGGTTTTGAACACCGACATCAACTTTTCGGTCAGTTTTGACATTAGGTTTCTTCCTGTTGGTTTGGAGTCATAAACAAACACGTCGGGGCCAGCCCGACCACTTGGCACTATTGCCACGTGATTACAAACGATGTCGCGCATAACTCCATCGTATGCCTCGCCCTCGTACACGCCTGGCGTAAGGTCAAGCCTGTAGCGGTAGGAGGATGAAATCTCTTTTTGGCGCTCAGTCTCAATGCCCATGATGGAATCCAAATCCCATACGACCATTGAGTTTTTCAGGTAGGTGTCATCGAACTCAGCACTCTCACCGGTTGAACCGATGATGGCTTCCTTCGGCGGCTCGGCGACCATTACGCCGATGTGCTGGTTAAGCACCGGCTTGTTGTTGAACGTTGGCGCAGCTTTTCGCAGCTCTTCAGGGTCTCGCAGCAGGCGGTATGCCTTTTCAGGAATCAGCCCTAACACCTCGGAATCTGGAATCTCTTTCCCGTAGTAGACGCACACGTTGGCTTTGCTGATTGGCGTTAGCGCAACATGCATCATCCCGTCTGCGTCGTAGGTGCGAACACTTGCCCGGTCAAAGGCAAACTTCACGTCTTTCATGCTTCACCTTTCTTCAGGCAATAAAAAAGGCCACCGAAGTGACCTTGTGTTGTTGGTTAAATCAGAAGGGCAGCACCGGCTTCCAGGTGCAACCGCAATTCGGCAATTGTCCCGGCATGATGTACTCGCCATCAATCAGGCAACCTTCGGATAGCTTGAAGCGCTTGCGCTCTTTACCGGCTTTAACGTGGCTCTGTCGTGGCTTATGGCCTCCGCCGCTATGCACCCACTCACCTTCAGTGATTCCGGCTGCTTGCTGCCTTGCTGCTGACAGTGCGCTGGTTGCCTTTCGAGTCTGGTCACGAGCGATAAACTCAGCCCTGCGCCGGGTGATGCCGTGCCGCTTACCGAAATTAGCCTCAATCTCGTCTGCCAGGGCTTTACGGTCACCACCTCGAGCAACAGCCCGGTATACCATCCCTTCTACCTCGGTGAAGTATTTCTCAGGGATGGAGCGAATCAGAGACACGTTTTCAGCAATGATGGCATCGACCTTTTCAGTCATTGCCGGAGTCCATTGCATGTTGATGGTGAGCGATTCTTTGCGGGCTGAGGCCAACAATCCCCGATCAACCGCTGACTCTGTTTTCTTAACCAGGCCATCAGATATCGGGAATGCTTTGTTGATGAAGCGGTCTACCCATTTTCGGGCCAGCGCATCGAGAGCGCGTTTGACCAGTTGAACCGGGTTGGCGTCCATCGCCAGTTCTGAGTTCATCGCCAGTGGGTTATCACGAATGATATCGAGCACCTGACGCTTAACGTCATCATTCATCTCGCGTATCTCTGCGAGCAATTCCCGCTGATACCACTTGATGTTTCCGGCGTTATAGTTGACCGCCTTCAAACTCTTCGTCTTCTTCCGGCTCATAATCACCATCCAGAGTTTCGAAACCGGCGTTTTCAATGCCCTTCAACGCCTCTCGCGCCTCTTCAGAGCTAACCAGCTGGCTATCTGCGGCCACGGCCACAGTCTCAACGCGAATTTTGGCGATTTCAGCGCGTTCTTTCTCGCTGATTTCATCCAGAGGCTTGAACTCGAAGTAGAGGTCATCGTTGATAGCGCCGAACTCTGACAGCTGGATAATCTTGAAGATGTTCTCCAGCGGCTTACGCATCTCGCCATCCTGATACCCGGACACCGTTTCGTGCCACGTGGCAAGCTCGGAGTCGCCAGAAGCATTAAGTCCAGCGGGCGCGTTACCAAGCAGCTTAAGGTTGGTGATTCGCGCAGGCATACACAGCTGGTCTTGGTAGTTCGACAGGAGGCTTGATAGCTCACTGAGGGATGTCTGCATGTGCAGCAAGTCCTCTTGCGTATCCAGCGCCCAAATACCGAAGTTATCCTGATACTGCGTGAACAGCTTGATACGTTTATCGAACTGGCCAGGCTCTTGCAGTCGAGCATCCATGTCTGTTTTCAGCGCTCGCATACGCAGAGTGCGGAGAATCTTAATCACGTTCTTCTTGGCGTCTCGCCAGTCGTTAACGTAATCCTCCATCAACTGCGTTAGCGACAGGCCACCGAAGTTGTAGGATGGCTTGAGGATGTCTGGCACCGGGCGGCTGACGATATCCATGAATCTTGACTCATGCACAACGTCGCCCATGACGAACCACGACTGAGGCTTGTAGAACCCCTCCTGAAGCGGCCAGCGAGTGTTATACAGAGCAGGGTATACCCACGTTGGATCAACAACGCGCAGCCCCTTGAGCGAGCCCTGAGGAATCTTACGCGGGTCCAGGAATAACGCTTTGCTAAGCTCATCACCTTTCGCGCCGGTATCAATGTAGATGTGTGCCACTCCAAACATGGAGTCCTGTCGCACGGCTTCGTGCATCAGGCGCTTCACATCGTACTTTTCAAGGGCTCGCTCCATCTCGTCGATGGCCGGGTCATGGTCGCCTTCCTTGCGGCTCTTGACCTCAATCCAGTTACGCGTCATCTCATCGGCGAACACGTTATGCATGTTCGAGTATTCGACCTGCTGCGACATCGCCGCCAGCGCCGGGTAGCCACGGAAGCCAGAATACTCAGCGCCAGCGTACATAAGGTTGATGGCCTCATAGGGCGTGGCATCCATGGCAAACACAGTTTTCTCTTTGCCCGCTGGTATTACGCCAGGCAATGGCTCATAGCGCTTAAACTCGGCCATTGGCGCTGCGTCATTCGCAACGGATGCAGAGTCCAGATGCATCTGCGTAATCTTTGTTGGCTCCCGGCGAGCTTCCTGCACTGGCTGCTTACGTCTGGTCATTGAAGTATCTCGTCAGGGATATGGAATGGTTTGTGAATCGGCGCAAACGCCATAATCAGTGAGTCGGCCATGTTTGGGGACGGGATTCCGCGCTTCTTCATGTCCTTTTTGCTTTCAACTTTCACTCGACCGTTGTTGTCGTAGTCAACCCAAGGGCGTGACAATTCTGCCTTGAGGTATTCAAGCTGCTTAATGCCGGATGAAAGGCTGATTAGCTGGTCATCACTGAATTGCTTCACAAACTCAGTGTCGTTCGGGTTGGCTTCGAGATGTTTAATCACGCGCCAGGTGTTATAGAAGCGATCACGCACCCCCCACCAGGCCTGGGCCTTGATGTTTGAGAACATGTCTTTGTTTGTTTTGCCGTCTGCATATTTTGCTTCAGGCTTAAACACAGACTCACCGGCATTGAATCCGGTAGCGGGAATGCGGCACACGCGCTTAAGGTGGGCTTTTACGCCAGCACCAACACCGATGGAGTCATAAACTATCTCGCTTGCCCTGACCTCTTCTGCGTAGTTCTTAACGCGATCTGCAGAGGTGATTACGTCGCCTTTGTTCCACTGCTGGCAATCCATCACGACAGAACCGTGTGCCAGGGTGGTGGCATTGCTATCCTCTCCCTCATCGGCCACGTCGAAGCCGACTCTCTTACGACCTGATGCTGCAAACCCAATTTTCAGGTGAGCATCAACCGCAGCAACAATCCATGAAGGCTTGATAATCGCCATGTCGCTATCAGCAACCGGCTCCCCCTCCCAAATGTGTAGGTAGAGGTCGTAGTCCTTACGCTTGCACTCCTCCATTTCAAGGCGAAGAACCTCGGGGAAGTGTGGGTTGTCGTCGTGGTTAACAGTAAGCAGGCAAATATCATCAGGTGGTGATATGACGAACCGCTGATGCGTATCATCCAGAATGTTCTTCGGGTTATAGCTAACCCATATTTCAGACCCCGGCTTGCGGATGGTTGGTATCAGCACTTCCCATGAGTCTTTTGATACAGCTTCCGCCTCTTCAATCCAGCAGATGTCCACACCCTCAAGGGACTTTATCTTTGTGGGGTTGTTCTTGATGCCGTAGAACATGAACTCGCTACCGGTGATCAGGTGGCGAATGCTACTACGTTGAACTTCAAATTCTGCCTGGTAGCCATGCCTGGCAATCGTGTCATCAAGCAGGCGAATCACTGAGTCGCTAATACTGTTCTGGAGTTCGCGGGCGCAGAGAAAGCGATAGCACCCCCGGCGAGATATCTCTACGAGTAAACGTGCAATTGTCCAGCTTTTCCCTGACCCGCGACCGCCTTTGCTACTTTATAGCGATATGGCTTGATGAAGGGTTTGAATATCGGGTTAATCGCTGTCATCTTCGAATAGCTCGCTTAGAGGCCTGTTCAGGTTAAGGGTGGCTGCAATCTCCGTCTTCTTAGGCGCATCCCATCCCTCCAAATCTGAGAGTTGGCGGATGGCTGCTTTGGGGTCGTGCAACTTGATTGATATACCGCGCTTACCAACCGTTAACTCTTGTATTGCGGAGAGAGAGACAGGACTTTGCAGTGCGGAGTCTTTAAACTTCCAGGTGGCCTGAATTACAGGATTCCCCTCGTCATCCTCTCCTACTGGTTGCTCACCAAACTCGACCAAGTCTGATAGGTTTGCTCGCCCGAGGGAAGTTAGCCGCTCTAGAGCCTCTTTACGAGTCATCACGGCGTCACTTATCGCCGCGTCGCTGATTACATCCAGAAATGCCTTGACCTTAGGATTACTTAAGATTTCACTTGCAGACGCGTGGGCGCTTTCTTCGGTCTTGGCCTTCCCACCTGCTGCACGGTAAGCGTCAATTTGGTTAAGCCCCTTCACAATGCCTAACGCAAAATTCTGCTGTAATTTTGTCATGGCATCGAAAAGAGCTTTTTGTGTATCTGTTAGCTCCATTTCGAATCCTCAGGCAAACAGCTCTTGTTTGTCGGTGAGCTTTGCCATTTATTTACTCGCTTTGTGTCTCTACCACGGATATTAGTGTCTCAGCACCCAGGCGACGCTGGACCTCTTGATAAAATCGGATGGCGTTAACAGCAGTCAAAGGAAGGTCAGCCATTTCTTTTTCAATCTGGTTTATAATATGTCCCGCATGCGCAGAGCTTGGCAGAGACACATCAAAGTTGATGATCTTCGGTTTTGTCATTTATTTTTCCACCTTGATATCGAAGCCGTGCGCAGCGATGAACTTGGAAATTGACTCGACCCCACTCTCACGCACCAGGCGAAGAGTGATACCCATCTTTTCCAGGCAGAGAGCTGGCTTTACCCACCATTTACTTTTGGTGGTGACCTTAACCGTCAAAGTTGCCATAGCTATTTCACCTCGTCTTGATAGAGGGAAATGAGCATCCCCCTAAGCAAGGATGCTCTATAGCTGGTTACGGCCTTATATTCTTCTCTGGAAATGTAGAAAGATTCAGGGCATGAGTTCATGGCTTCAATATCTTCACGGGTTATATCAAAAAGCCAGTCCACAGCCTTTTCCTGAAAAATAGCTGGAACCAACCTTGAAAACTCGGTCTGGTCGCTCATTCTATTTCTCCAATATTCCAGCGTTACGCAGGGCTTGCATAAGCTCGGAAAGTGTTGTGCCCATTGCTGCTATTGCTAATTGGGCGCTTGCGATATCAGTTACGGGGATGGTTTCAACATCCGCTACCGGAGAAGATTTCATTACTATTCCCGGGGAAAATGTTGTCGCGCTGTTAACCTCAATGGTGCCATCAGGGCTGAAGCTAAGTGTATCTCCAGCCTTCATGACCCCAGCTGTTGCCCTGGTGGCTACAGGTACGTTAATGACTCCATCTCCCCCACCCACAAGGCGTGAGCCAATCTTCACTACGCCGTATCGGGATGGTTGAGCGAAAGGAACACTGATAGTGCCGCCCTCTACTTCGATGTTGTCACCTACCTTCACACCACCAAGAACAGAGTTCGTCGCTTCTGGTAGATCGCCACCGGAGCCAGGAACTGCAACCTCTACAGTCTTTCCTGACAGGCCGTATACACGTTCAGTCATTGCTTGCTCCTGTTTGCTTCAATTTCCCGGATAGCTTCCAGTTGCCCGTTGCAATTCTCTACAGAGAGCAGCAGGGTAATGTTTAACTGGACGCTATCGCCGAATGTCATTTGTGCCGGGATGTTTGGCACCGCACAATCAGTCAGAAGACTTGCTGGTATGGGAGGACTTTTTACCTTTATGGCTTCTCGCACTGTCGGCTTGTTGGCGCAGCCGCTCAACGACGCTATCAGGAATAATGGCAACAGCGCATTGGTTGTCTTTGAGCGCATTTTTGATTTCGTCCTGTAGTCGTTGAGACTTCATCTCTGCTGCAGCGCGGCGTTTGGCCTCTTTGTCGGCCAGTTGGTTCATCGCCGTCACTGCGTCGGTCAAATCCTGAAGCGTATTAGCCAGTCCAGTGTTTTTACTGGTCAGCTCTCGCGCCTCGGATTGCAGAAGCTGGTTATCGGTCTTCAGTTGCTTGTTGTCGTAACCCAGCTTCGCAATGAAGCCGATGATGATGACGGAGAAGATAAAGGGGATCAGGGTTTTCAGTGTTGCAAGGTTCATCGTAATGCGGCCTCAGCAATTCGCGTTCTGTCGATTCTGTCCTGCAGCCCGTTAAATCCACCGTTGATTCTTTTGGTCAGGCCGTTAACGTCACCCGCATCTGCAAACTGATTGCAGTTATTGGCTTTCCAGAACCAACCGGCTGAGCGAGCGGCGTTGATATCCGTTAGCAGTAGGTCAGGATTGTTCACCAGGTCAAGGCCCAGCGACTTCCCACATGCGGCGTAGTTATCACGGAAGGTGACCTGCTTCAGACCACGGCCGCGATACTTCCACCCGTCCCCGATGAGGTTGTTGCCGTAGCGTCCACCGTAAACGATGTTGGCTATTGCTTGTTGTCTCGCAGGGGATAGGGGTAACTCGCCAGGCTGGCGACCCAACTGCTGACGCTGTGCTCCGGTTAAACGAGTGCCAAATATCTGCAGGCCGGTAACGGAGTAATTGAGCGATTCCTGCACCGAGCGGAACCCGTTTGACTCTGTTCCGACCTGCGCGAGGAAATAGGCCTGGCGTTTTGGTGTGTCGATGCCGAACTCTTTCATTGCGTCGGTTACGCACTGGAACCATTTGTCGGCAAGCGCCTGGGTTAATCCGGCAGCCTTCATGAACTGGTCTTTAGTCATTAGCTTCTTCACTCCCGGATACTTTGTTGATAAAGCGCTTCTCAATAGCTTTGATGAAGTTCGCACCCATCCATCCGGCAAGACCACAGGAAGCACCCATGACCTCAGGAGGCCAGGCGTAGTGGATGGCAATTAAGGCCATCATCAATCCTGCAAATATGGACACGATGAGCTGAAGACACAGAGTCCTCCAGCTGAATGCTTCACCGCTGAGAACTTTGAATGAGTAACTTGCTATCGCGCCTACGAAGGTCATGCCTAAAGCGATGAGGATCGAAAGGATATTCGGATCGCTCTTGTAGGGCATTCTGGTCATTTCCACCCCCAGGTATTGGGGATCTGTTCTGAGTTGATAGGTGAACAAATCCGCACTACCTTGTAACCGTCTGATCAGACGATGTGGGCCTCGGTCTTTGTTCGTGAGTCGATTCACGGGCAAGATGACTGCAGGTTGCTTCAACAACTTGCAGCCGCCCATTTTCACGAGCCCGCCATTGAGCGGGTTTCTTTTTGGTTTGCGCTCACCCGTTACCGCGATGCGCTACGAGGGGATAGAGGGTGTTCCGGGATTTGGGATGAACGCAAAACAAAAAAAGGCCGCCTTAGCGACCTATTTGTAACATCTGCTGCTTAGATTGGCTTCCAGATGGTTTTTCTCTAGCTGATTCCTCAGCTTTACACATCGTTCCACGGCCTCAGCCTGCTCCTTTGGAATTTCTGATTTCTTTTGCGGCCTACTCCATCTCCACATTAGAAAGAGAAATGTCAACATAGCTAAAGCCTGAGCCACATGAACTATGATACTTGTCACGTGATGCATATCACTCATAACAACCTCGTCCAGTTGCTCGTCAATGTTCGCTATGGCAGGCAGTGACGATACTGCTTTTCGACTGGCCGGTCTAGCCACAGCAAAACGCAAAAAGCCCCGGCTGTTAACCGAGGCTTCGAATGAGGTTGTGATGGCCGGCACTGATATCCGGCTTTTCTGCCTACGCCCGTCAGTGGCAGAACATGGCAACGGGAGTGCAATCATTGCGCATCAGCCTGCGCATTCACCACAACGGAAAGAGCACTGATTACCACAGTGGGCCATGTGTCACGCCACGGCGTTGCTTCCGTCAATGCTCTTACCTGTTGTGCGCCCATTATTAATCACACCGGGCCAGTGCGCCGAATTCGTTGATGAGGAGTCGGAAGACCTCACTGGTGTTTAGCCGCTAGGCTACTGCCAGGAATTGTTCATCGTTTGCATTTATCTTTGTGGTCAGTTTCTAAAAACCCGCAAAGCCACTAACGTTGACGAAAACTGGAAAGAGCACTGACGAGCGCCGCCACAATCCGCGCCAACCTTTCGCATCTGCGCTAGTCGGGGAGCGTGGATTGCCGTCTGCCTAATGCCCTTACCAGTTTCAGCCAATAAAAAAGCCACCGGCGTTAACCAGTGGCTTAGATTTTTGGGCCTCTTCATCTCAAGGCAGCTTTCGCTCCGGTGTGCGATGTTTACTTATTTCCTCGAAGCCCTTTAACGAACGGCATTACCCATCGTTAGAGTGAGATTAACACAGTTTCGGGAAAAGTAAATAGCTCACTATAACTTTGTGAGCTATTTTATCTTTCACTATTGTGTTGCCGTCTTCAGCGCCCGGTCTGCGTAAGCCTCCTGGATATCCAGCTCAAGCGATAAGTCGTCGTAGAACGACTTCACGCTCTTCTTCCACGTATCCAGTGAAATGCTTTCTGTTATCTCGCAAATGGCGTTGTGGGCGTCCGTGGAGGGTATGCGCTCATATCCCCGACCATTGCAGCGCTTACAGTTGGCGATTACCGGAACTCCTTGCTCCTTCGTCAGCTTTTCATCCATCGACTTACCTCGCCCCTTGCAGTCGCTGCATGCCGTGCTGATAACGCCTTTCCCTTTGCACTTATGGCATAGCACCCTGGCCGTCTCTTTGATTTCACGCCAACCCCATCCAGAGGTTTTCATCGTGAACACCTCAGCGTCGATAAACCCGGCCCCGCTACAGCAATCACACTCCCTCGTGCTCGCCGCGCTGCGGGAATAATCCGCATATGCGTAAATTGCGAGGATTTGCATTACCTTTGGCTTAATATCGCTTTCGAGCTTGCGTAAGGCTGCAACCTTGTCGCAATGCTTTAGAGCGTGTTCGGTTAGCAGGGTGATCGCCCTTTCACTGTCATGCTTGCTGATTCCCATCTTCCCGAGAAAAGCGCTGCAGCCCATTGCGGCGCGATTCTGAGTTAACCCCATAGCTGCCATCACATCAGTGCCGGTCAAAGTTTCTGATGAGGTGGAGCGTGGGGTGTCGTTTATCTGGCTGGACTTCGCGAAGTGGTACTTGACTGCGTTTTCGAGGTTCATGCTTTCTTCTCCCATCGGCGCTTGCCGCGACCGCCTTGTGCAATCATCAGAACGCCACACACCACGGCATGAAACTGACCTTTAGCATCGCGTGCGTATTTAGCGATAGTTGCGCGGTCGCATTCCAATTGACGCGCCACCTCGGCCTGATTTCCTCTCGCTAATACCAGGTAGTCAGGGATTGTTTTCGCTTCGATAGTCATGCGGCGTCGCCTCCGTCTGGTTTGTTTAAGCCGAGTCGCTCATCCAGCTTTTCCCGCTGACTCAGCAGAAAGACCATCAACCCTTCAACTTGCTTAATCTGGGAATCGATGGCCTCTCTCTGCCTCTCGTCAATCTGACGCTGAATCTTCACTGTGTTGATGTCGATTACGCTCATTGTTGCCACCTTAATGCTGCGTCTAAATCGCCTTGAGGGATTGCCAGGAGAGTTTTCTTTTCTTCCGGCTTAAGGTTTCTGGCTCCCATCAGAACAATTCCAGATGGAGTCCTTACTGCCTGAACATGCTTTTGCCGATACCAGTTGAGTAGTGCCAGTGTGTTTTGAGTACTCATGCCGCGCTCTCCATAAGTTCTGTAATTACCGGTAATTCCCCGTCAATCTCATGCATCACAAGCCACAGCATGCCGCCCTTGTGTCGCTGACAGCGCTTAATCCGCATGTCGTCAATCTGGCCGTCATCCAGCCAGAAGCCCGCACTGGTGAGTGCGTCAAAAACGGCTTTGGGTAGATTGTCCAAATCGCGTTTGCGGTTGTCGGGCGGTGCTGCGTGGATGGTGATTCTGATGCGGGGTGTGATGTTGATATCTAACTTTGCTGCCTGGATGATTTCGATTACTTCTTTTCGGTACCGCTTGCCCCAGTCGCTGATAAAGTGCCTCCCTCGGGAGTGACGCCAGTAGCGATTGTTGCTGGGCGGCCAGGGTAGTTTCAGATGATAGGCATTCATGCTTTCAGCTTGCCCTCCGATAACAGTGCCGCCTGAGTGCGTATAATGCCCTCCAGATGCAGCGTGTGAGCATATTCAGCATCAACGGTACGGTTGCGTCGGTCTATCGCATCGTGACAAGCTGAGCAACACCACGCGCCAAACAAGTCATCAGCTTTCATGCCCACACCGGTTAATCCAGCCATCCGAAGATGAGCGAGAATTACCGTTTCACTGTTGCCGTTGCACACGCCCGGAATACGCACCATGCATTCACGGCCGCGCGCTTCTTTTCGGAGGTTAGCCATGCGTCAACTCCTTCTCATGCTCGTCTTCGTGGCTGAAGTCTTCTCCGTCGATGGGCATAAGCCATTTTGCGGGGCAGTTAACCACTGGTGTCTTAATAACCAACCCACCGGGAAGATAACCTTTTAGATTTCCCCCAGAGCAAGATTCCACTTGCCATGCCTCAAACTCTATATTTTCAGTTACCCCACTGACTACACCTAGATTTTTTAACAGCCGCACTGTCGCGCCGATATTTTCTTGAATGCGGCTTTGGATAATCACCGCCAGCCCACCCACTCTTAATTCACCCATTGCTATTCACTCCCTTCTTCCCGGTTTCAATGTACGCATCACTCGCGCACTCGTTACAGCAGTGCACTTCGTCATCATCAAGCACCCTGGCACAACCAGCACATAGACCAGCTGCTGTGTTGCTGTTGCGTTCGTATGATGTGGTTTCAGATGGGGTTAGCATGGCTGGCACTCCATGAAAACTTCTATAAATTTCGTTGCCGCCTGAGAAATGATGGCGTTTCCGTAGGCGCTGTTTTGTGCCAGCACGGTGGCAGACCCATCAACCAGCAGGGGAAGGCAGGATTGAGGGACTTTCCTGTCCATCCCATCATTCCCGCGTAGTGATATCTCACTGCCAAACCCAAATCCGTTACCTTTGGATTTCTGGCTCCGAATGATCTTACCTTCCTCGCCATGAACTGCTCTGGAGTTCCACCCGCTTGCGTCTTGGTTGGAGTAGGCCACGAAGTAAAGCCGGTCTCGCTTATGCTGGGAGCCGACAGTGCCACCAGGTATATTTTGCGCCCCGATGGCGTAACCAGCCATTTCCATGTCATTTGCCACTTTATCAAACCATCCGTTTTTAAAAGCTGTACGAACCTGCTCTCCAAAAATCGTTGAAGGACGACACTGTTTAATGAGCCAACTCCACGATGGCCAGAGGTGTCTCTCGTCAGCAAACCCAGCTCCTTTGCCTGCCGAGCTGAAAGGTTGGCATGGGCAACTTCCTGTCCAGACTGGTCTATCGTCTGACCATCCAGCTTGTCGTAATGCGTAACTCCAGACTCCAATTCCGGCGAAGAAGTGACACTGGGTAAATCCTCGCAAATCGTTTGGTGTAACATCTTCAATGCTCCTTTCGTCGACTTCGCCCGGGGCGATATGACCGCCAGCGATCAGGTTCCGCAGCCACTCTGCGGCGTAAGGGTCTATCTCGTTGTAGTAAGCCGTCATTCCCAGCACCTCTGCTGATATGTTTTGTCTGCTCTCGGCTCTGTCCTTCCCTCAGGCAGCAAAGCGGCTACGTTCCAGTATCTCGGATCGGCGCTTAGTGTCTTTTCGGTTTGAACGTTGCGGAGGGTGTAGCGGTGGATTAGTTCGTCTGCTTCTTCGGTGGTGAGGTCGTGGTGTATGAACCATGTTTTATGCATGCTCTCCTCAGAAGTAGCTCTGTAGTTGGTTGAGGGTCCGCTGGTCTTTAGTGCCGGCGAATACGTGTTTTATGGCGGCGTTAATCATCGACTTATAACAACGCTCGAACTCGTCAGCGTCCATGTTCGCGTAAGCCAGACTCTTGGCCTCCGTCCTGATGTCACCGTTAAGCCTCATCGTTTGCTCATAGAATCCCGCCAGGATGGTTAAGTCCTTCCTGAATCGGTCAAACTGAGTAGCTTCATCTGCGTTGGCCAGGGGCGTCCTTTCGGCGCTCCAGTGCGCAAAGCAGAAGTTGAAGAAGGCGAACATCTTTCGGTGAAATGCCGGTCGGCGGGTTAGCTTTATCTCGGCGGTGTAGATTTCGCCGTTCTTGAATCGCTGGAGTCTTTCGAGGTCTGTTTCATGTGCTGGAGAGAATACGCCGCCTGGGTGTTTAACCAGGTCGATTTGCATTTCCTACCACCCTGGCAATCCTGATTTTGAGCTGAAGCCAGCGCACCATGCACGATATCTCTTGTGGATTTCTTCGTGATCGTAATAGACGCCACCTACCGCATTCTGCTTTCTTCGCATCGTGATGTATGCAACGGTATGACCCATTTCGTCAGCAACCCACTTTTCAAAGCTTGCTACGTGCTCACTCATCCCCTTCTCCTTTAACGGTTATCCCGGCGATTAATGGTGTCCACCCTTCCGTTTTTGCACTGTGATGCATCTCTTCTTCGCCACCTGCAAAGTCATTTCCGCTTACGGCGTCACCGTGTGGCGTAATGTAAGCCAAAACCTTTCCCGTAACCCTGCTGGCCGTCCATGCCTCAAATCTCTTCTGTAGTGACTCGCTAGCAAATCTTCCGCTGTTGCGAATTACGCTCATGGATTCAGACGTTAGCTTTGACGATTTTTTCCTATTTGCCCATGCCAGGAATTCTTCTCTTGATTTATCCATCCTGTTCTCCATCTGATGCTTTTGGCCTGTTAAGCGCTAACGATTTCACATGGCTCAACCCGTAGCCGCCCCTTGGAATCCTGCAATTCAAGCGCATTTGACGCCTCTACATATGAACGAAAGATTGCCTTTATCTCGCCATACTTCTCGTGCCTGACTGAAACGACGCCATCATCCTCGTCAACAATTGCGTAGAACTCGTAGTCTTTTTCATCGACAGAATCAAACTGCTCTCTTGATTTACTTTCCATATCCCCTCCGCTCGTCAGCGCCTTTCCATCCTTCCCACATCGCCGCCATCATCATGAACCAGACATTGCCAAGGCCGTCTTTTTTGGTGTCGAAAAACCAATCGATAAACTCTTTAGACATGCCGTGCTGTTCCGCTAATTCGTATCTGTTATCCATATCCCCTCCAGTAAGGCCGTGGCCGGTTAGTTGATAACTTCACATTCATACGGATAAACGGCAATTGGCTCGCCGCGCCACTTGCACTCGAAATAATCAACTTCACCGTAGTCGTAAACAACATCGCTCACTTCGAGCACATCACCTTCCTTTGGGTACCCGTCTTTATCAGCCCAATCAGCCGTCATTTTCACTTTCACTTCTCTTTCCTCCCGGCAGCACAAATAAAAAAGGCCACCATTACTGATAGCCCTGCGATTAACTCTGTGATGTAAGCGCTCATATTCAATCCTCGACAAGCTGGTATCTTGCGGCGCCAACCTTCTTGATTACACCGCGCTCGACCCCCTCTTTCAAAACCTTTCCAGCACGGATGTAGTGAGCACTATCGACAATGTCGTCACCATAGTATTCGGCAATATCAATAGCTACGTGAGCGCGTTTGAACTTAAATTTAAATGCCGCGCCCTTTCCGTATAGTCTTTCTATTCTTGGCTCTGTCACGCTCTCACTCCTTCAAGCATCTTGTTAATCTTCCTGTAGGCTTCGCAGAGGGCAGCCATAGCAAATGGGAATCCCCATATGACGACAAAGAGCCTGAGCACCATTGATGGGTTTACAGGCTGAAACTCCCACAAAACGACCGAGACACCTAACCAGCCGATAGCCATTCCAGCGCTCCAGGCTGATGCGGCAAGCAATGCTAATTTCCAACTGTTCATTTCCAATACTCCTCATTGTTTCGCTCAGGCCAGGTAAGCCACACGAAGCGGTAAACGAACTGGATGAACTCTTTGAAGAAAGCTTCCCACTGCGATTGCTCGAAGCCGGTTGCTTTATCAATCATCACTTCGAATGGCGAGCGCCTTAATGGTGGCCTGTTAACTCCTGATAGCCTTTCAAACTGCTCGATGAATTCTTTCTCATCAAGGCACCTTTCAACGACCGTGCCGAAGCGTGGATTGGTTAGCAACTCATGCATGGATTCGTGCACTTCTTACCTCCTTCAACCGCTTATTTGACTCGTAGCCCTGCCAGTTCAGGCGGCACTCGTCGAATATTGTGTTGCCGGCGCTGCTCTCAACGAAAACCATCTGGCCGCATTCGACGCGATAATCAGGCTTCACGCGTCCGTATTTCTGCGGGGCTATGTTCGTCGCTGCGTAGGTGTACTGCCATTTCTCACCGCTGCGCTCGATACTGCCACGCCGCATCATTTTCAGAAGTGCTGACGCTATCGTGGTCTGGTTGATGCCGAACTCTGCGACGATCTCGCCCTGTTTCTTGCGGGGGTTGCGAGATAACCATTCCCAGATGCGGTAGTTGAGATTTACTTTTTTAATCATGATTCCTCCTGATTATTTAATCAGACCGTTGGCCTTGCGCCGTTTGTATTCCTCGAACAGCCAGGCAGCAGGTGTTACCGAGCCTAGCACTGCGGCGTTCGGCATGTAGTGCATCTTCCCGTCGTCTTTCGTGGTGAAGTTTGCCGTCTGCATGACCTCTTTTTTCTGCTCAAGGCTGGCTACCGGGTCGGGGATTGGCTGGCCTGCCGATACCTTTTTCGACCATTCATCCAGTTGCTTAGCGGCGTATTTTTCGACCTCGCTTTCGCTTAGCTGACGCTGATACATCGCCCTTCGTGTATCGCAGACAATCCAGTACATGACAGGCTTCGACCACGGGAACCGCTCTGCGCCTCCTGAGTGCATACCCTTCTCGCGAGCGTACCGGTGAAACTCTGCCATCACGTCTTCCAGCGTAACGCCAAGCACCATCGAGCTGTCTTTGCACCAAGAGATGAACTTGCCGGGGGACGGCCAGAAGTCAGAGTTACTGGCTCGCGCATGGCGAACACCGGCTGAAAGCTGCTCCCGCGTTTTGATGCCGTTCTCAGCAAAGGCGACGATCCACTGGCGCTTAGTCGTTTTCTCGTCAGCTTCGCTTTTCAGGCTGGTACTGACTGCTGCCGGGAAGATTTGCTTAAGCTGTCGGAACAGCGAGTCAACCAGCGATTCGGCCTCGCTGCCGATTACCTTGTCGGGCTCGTAATGACCGCCAGACATCCGGGCCATAGCAGCGCCGTCGCGGTTATTAATCGCCTCTACGAGCTGCAGGCTCATATGAAGTCCTTCCAGCCTTCAGGGCTGTTCCAGTGAGGGGAGTTATCGTTAACGGCTCGCTTGCCACCACGGGTTAGCGCCTGTTTGTTCTGGTAGCTCAGTTTCTGGCTGGCAGTGATAAACCAGTTTTTTGGCTTCTCATGGGTGAACTCGATATCAAGTTTCAGGAGTTCGTATTGGAGATCGATGTTTGGATAAAGCGCTTTCCAGGAGTCGTAGTCCTTGTGGTTCAGCCGAACAATGTTGCCTTCGAATGCGTAACGCCCTGCCATCTCCTGAACGTTATTTGGAATGGGATCTTCAGAGACAAGTTCACCCTCGCAAGTCGCGTCAGCGGCTTGGGTGTTATGTTCTTCCTTTCCTTCTCCTTTCCCTTCCGTATCCATTCCGTCAGTGAATGCTCCATGACTACTCACTGAGTGCTCATGGAGTTCCATCTTTGGGATATCAGTTTTAGACGGCCTGTTTATTTTTTGATGCTTATTAAATCCCTTTATATTCAGGTAACTAACATCATTCACTGAGTACTCAGTGAGTAGTCCATGAGTAATCAGCTCTTTTAATAACGGCTCACAGTCGATGATGTCAGCTGGAAAAACCTGCATCTTTATCCGCTTCGGGGAGTTGACCAGATTTCCGTTGTCATCAGAGAAATTAAACATGCCGACGAAAAGGAGTCGGGCGGCAATTGAGCATTCAACCACCTTCTCGTCAGTCCAGAACTCCGGCTTTACTGTTCTGATCCTTGCCATTACGCTGCCTCTTGTTTGATTTGGCTTGAAGCCCAAAGGCCAGCTATCCACTGAATGCCTTTGGTCGTGAATTTGTTCTGGGTGAAAGCGTGTCCGTTAGTCTGGTTCTCGCCAGTTTTAACAGTGAATCGCCCGGCGTCGATGTGCTGCGCGTATGGCGTCAGCTTTCCGGCTAGGAGATACATGATTTCGTGATCAAGAAGGAACTTGCGGAATAAGTTCTCTTTGATGTGAAGAAGTTTGCAGGTCTCACGGAAGCCAAGAGAACCGGATGCTTCGACGTAGCTGTCAACGAATTGAACCTTGGGAGCCGCCAGAGCTAACTGATTCTCAAGCTGCAGCTTTTCCTCTGCCAGATCAGCGGCAAGGCGAAGGGCGTCGGGTAGCGTCTGTGGTATCTGCTGTTTCCCCTCAAGCTCAATCCAGCGGTCAACGACAGAGGCCATAAGGGCATCGTTAAGTTTGGCCGCCATGACAATGCTGTTTCTTTTGTCGAAGTGCATAACCAACTTTGGACGCCCAGCACCTTTCACTGAGGTTTCAGTGAAAGTAATAATTCCGTGGCTCTGGAGGTTTATGGCCGCCTGGCGAACGTTGTCATGGCGGAGTTCAAGAAGGGTTGCCAGCTCTTCACTGGTCATGGTCTGGTTTACTGACGTAGATAATTGCATGTATACTTACCTCAGAATGTTAGTGAGATTTGAGAGCCATCACCTGTTCCAGCAGTTGGTGGCTTTTTCTTTGTGAGAATCGCTGCAACCTGACTGGCTAACCGCGCCATATCATCGTCAACCACTCCCCATTCCAGTACTGCCAGAAGCATTGAAAGCTTCGGCAGCCAGGTCTCTTTCCAGCGTGATATCTGCGACCGGTCAACACCGATTGCATTAGCGATTTCAGAGCTACCCTTCATTGCAATTTTGTTGAGTAGCGCCGATTCAATCTTCAGCGCTTCCGTGCGTGTTTGTGTGCGTTCCATTTGTAATACTTCCCTTGGTTAATAAATGATTTACGTGACGAAGCCGTAGCATCGTCAGAAATAGAGCTCCGACATTTCGGTGGGAGCGAGGCCAGAGTTTTAAAGAGCGGTAATTCTTAGGCGGCTTTGCCGTTTTTGGTTCCGTACATCAACCATGCCGGGTCGCAATTAAGCGCACTGGCTAACTCAAACAAAAAGCGCGGGCGCTTGGTTTCTCCAGCTTCGATTCGCTGCAGGGATTGTTGTTTGATCCCGGTCTTTGCAGCCAACTCGGCTTGAGTCAACTTCAACTCAGCTCGCTTCTGTTTGAGGCGGGTAGATAAGCTATCCATTTTTCTCACCTCTACAGTTTTACCTGTATTGTGCGACAGCTATATCTGTTTGTCAAATACAGTCGTTGCTGTAAGGATTAACGGCAACTTTAGGGGGGTTTATGAGCCTGGCAGATAGAGTAAAAAAGACGAGAATGTCTTTGGGTTTGACTCAGACGGAAGCAGCTGAGCGTGCTGGCATAAAACAGCAGTCATGGGCTAGCATTGAAGATGGGAAGACCGTTAAGCCCCGAAACATAGTAGGGATCGCCAACGCCCTCAATTGCGACCCTACATGGTTAATGAACGGCGGTATTTTCCAGTCGGTCGCAGAGGTCAACACAAGGAAAATACCTTTGATTAGCTATGTCCAGGCCGGAGCGCTTGCTACTAAGGAGAAGATAGAGGCGTTCGATGGCAGCTATGAATATGTCATGACCGACATGGACTGGTCTGAGTTTGCTTTTGCATTGAAGATAGTAGGTGACTCAATGGAGCCTGACTTTAAAGCAGGCGATGTGATTATTGTTGATCCTGACATTGAGCCAGCACCAGGGGAGTTTGTAGTGGCGGCCAATGGAGACCATGAGGCGACATTTAAGAAGTATCGCCCTACGCTATCGGATCACAATGGCATCCAGCACTTTGAGCTCCTGCCGCTCAATGATGACTACCCTATTATTAGTAGTTCTTCCACTCCGGTAAAAATCATAGGCACTATGGTTGAACACCGCATTTATCGCCGAAAGCGATAACATCAACCACCCAATCAAACCGGCTAAGGCCGGTTTTTTTGTATCCAAATAAAAATAAATCACCTTTAAAAACAGATATATCTGTGTAAATCACAAATAATACAGTTTTGCCTGTTGACCAAATAACAGTTTTACCTGTATCTTTTAGCCATCAGCAGGACGCTGGTAGCCAAAAGGAACAGATTGGCAGGCTCTTTAAAATTGATGGGATTGTCCCGCCGAAATGCGGGAACCAAAGAGCAGTTGGCTTTGGGATTGGATGAATGCGCAGGCTGATGCGAGAGAGGTTTCCGCGCTACAGAGTGCGGAAGGGGAAGCTCCCGGTGGAGGCTGGTTGCGCCCTGAACAGGCGCATGTGTCGGAGATCAGCACCGGCCATCCAATCACCAAAGTCAATCATCGGAGGTCATCATGACAGTAGTCATCACTATCCTGGCTGACGATAACGCCAGAAATCGCCGGAGAGCACGTAGAGCGTTACAGCGTAAGCAAGCAATGCAAGACGATTCTCTTGCACGAAAAGTTGCTCACAAGCTCTCTGGTGACGTTTCAGTTCGTGTAGCAAAGGCAATGTCTGTAGGCATGCCGAGAGATGCAAAAGACGAAGACTCTTGCTGCCTTCCGGAAATATCGCTCTATCGTGCGGGCTATCGTAAATCTGAGAGCGTTACCGCTCGTTAATAAACACATGGAGGCGCAATGAAAAAGGTTGCTGAAGCACACGAGAGGCTTAGGCCTCAGGGTATATACGTATGGCCGCTGTCAAACTTCGATTGCGACGTTAAATACATGAAGCGTGGCGATAGATTCCGAGTAACCATCGACATCCCGGCTTCACAAATCAGTGAAAATAGAGATGCGCGAGCAGTATTTGGTGATGGCGATTGCAAGCTAATTCCGACATTGGCATTCATCGAAAATGAATAGCCCGCTCTATCGTGCTGGGCATAGAAAGACATTAACGGTAACGGCCAGATAAACATTAACGCCACCTTCGGGTGGTTTTTTATTGCTAAGAACAGGAGTTATAGATGGAGCGTTTTGCAAAGTTATTTGAAAGTCACGGTCGCCAGATTTTGGTTCGTAAAGGAGAAAACAGCGATGGAGAATGCGCACTATGCATTTCAACAATGTTCGATGGCGCTGAAATGTCTTTGAGTCTCGGATTTGGTGAGAATGAAGAGGCAATGAGCAATGCACTGGAATCATTTACTCAAGAGCAAGCGGATGTGTTCGGAAAGAAGTTTGAAGGACAAAATAGCGCATTCGAAGCATTTAAATCACTGACTAACACTTGCGAAGATGATGACTAGGTCGCTAAGGCGGCCTTTTTTATTACATACGGTTTAACAGAGGTGAGAGATGAAAGAGACAGTAGCAGTTATTTGTGATGAGGGACTGTTTGCAGGAAAGCCTTCAATTTCCGGTGTTGAAGACATCATTTCTTACATGATGACTCGTGACTCATATGCAAGAAAAGAAGATGCAGATTGCGACGGGGTGAGCGTAAAGCGCTATGCAGTCGTATGCAAAATCACAGTTGAAGAAATCGATTGATCGTTCGGCGCACAACTAAATAGAGGGTGAGGATATGGAGTGGAAAAAGGTCAGCGATGGTCTACCCGATGTTGATTATTGCTATGTTTTGGCGGTTCGAAAATATCACACAGGGGAGCATGAGTCTCACGTTTGCCACACTTTTTTTATCAAAGACCGTGACACGGCTAGAAGAGAAAACCCTTATTACTCAAGGAAATTTCAAGGAAAGGATTCGGTCCATTTCAAATGTTCAGAGTCAGGGTTCATCGTCACTCACTGGATGCCCCTGCCCCCACCACCCATCGAGTAACCTCCGCATCAGCTTTCACTGAGAGCTGATTCTGATTCACCCTCGTTGTCATTGTTTGCCCGCCACTGTGCGAGCTTCTTTTTAACTGGAGAAAAGTATGGATAAGAAATTGCAGATAAGCATCATTAAAACAGATGCGGGAAAGTGCTTTATCACTGACTGCAAAGCAAGCAGTGGATACCATTACAATTACCACAATTCGTCTATCGAGGGTCTAATATTTGATGGATTGGCTGCAAAACCTACCTTCCATAAAAATTGGTACGAGATACCTTCTTACCCTGAAAAAATAGAGCGCCTGATTACCGGACAGAAAACAAATCGACGCTATGAATTGAAGGATGCTGATTTAAGCAGTGAAAAATACCCGCTTATCGTCTCATATGATGACAGGGATTCTATCGATGAAGACCTGCTGCATTCGCTATACACGCTCAAGTCAGACGATGTTCCTGATTACTTTCAAGAGGTCGAGTGTGGGCTAGACCTTATCTGCGAGGTAGATAACTACCGTGATGCCCCTGAGTTTAGCTACCCAGGAATCAGGCGCGTACAGTTCAGTGATGAAAAATACACCATTTCAAATCAAAACATTAAGCACTCACTTATTGACTGCATCATCCTTCCTGAGCCATTAAGAGCCAATAGTGCCTGCGAAATATCATCCAAGGAAATGTTTGATCTCGTTCGCCAGCATGTTAAGGACAACATCCAAAGTGGCTTTGCAAGGATAACTAGTGATTACGACTTCTGTTTCACTGTTAAGAAAATAATCCCGCTGCTCAAGCCGCACACGTACTCATATCAGGACATATTTGCCAGAACGAAGAAACAGCGGGCTAAATTGCATTTTAAAACGGATACGTCAAAGGAAATTGAGATATTCCAAATGACGCATGACCGAGAGAACTACAAGGGATATACACCAATCAAGGGGTTTAAAGCAGATAACGAGTGGGAACTTAAAGAGCTGATTGACAGCTTCCTGTCAACTCTCATGGAAACCATTCACTCACCAATTGAGCAGTGCTCATGCTGTAACGGTACTGGATACATGCAGGATATCAAATAGCCGCCTAGTGCGGCTTTTTTATTCGCGTTTATTCATGAGCGCAGTCGCTGATTAATGAACACAACTAAACAGGAGTTCCCACGATGATTTACCAATTCGCGGGCAGCGTCGCCGTGGGCGCTATCCAGCAAAACGAAAGCCAGCTTGAAAGATTAACCCGCCAACTCCGCAATATCGGGAAGTGGCTTAAAGACACCCTTAACCAGCGCGGAGAGCCGTAATCATGACAATCGTACCTGTTAACGGAACTATCTACGTAACCCAGGCAAATCGTGACTTTGGCAAGGTGTACGAAAACAGCTTTCCAGACACAAAGGAGGGGCAAAGCGCGGCGTTTAAATGGGCTGGCGTTATAGCTCTTGGCTGGCACAAAACACAGGACAAGGACTGGAGCAAGAACCATGCAGCATGATCAGGAAGACAAAGACTTTATCGCACTGCTATCAGGCGAGCTTCAGGAGTCTATCGAGCAGCAGATCAACCTCGCCGCCGAGCGCGGTAACGAGCAAATAAGCTGGGAAGAGTTTGGAGGTAATCACCAATGAGCAAAGAATTTTACGCCAGGCTGGCCGAAATACAGCGAACACTGAACGCCCCAAAGAACCAGTACAACAGCTTCGGCAAATACAAATACCGCAGCTGCGAGGACATCCTTGAGGGTGTTAAGCCGCTACTAAATGGCCTCTTCCTTTCGATCAGTGATGAAGTGGTGATGATTGGCTCTCGCCACTACGTGAAAGCCACCGCTCGAATTACTGACGGTGAAACCACTCATGAGGCAACAGCATTGGCCCGGGAGGAGGAATCCAAGAAAGGGATGGATTCGGCCCAGGTTACCGGAGCGACAAGCTCGTACGCCCGCAAATACTGTCTTAATGGATTGTTTGGCATTGATGACGCTAAAGATGCTGACACAGATGAGCATAAGCATCAGCAATCAGCCCCACAAAAGCAGGATAAACCAAAGCCCACGCCAGAGCAGATCCTCAAGGCTTTCACGGAGGCGGCCAGCCATAAATCAACACAGGAAGAGCTTAAACAGGCATTTGCAAAAGCCTGGGCGATGCTAGAGGGAACGCCACAGCAGGCAACCGCCAAGGACGTATACGACATTCGTAAATCAGAACTAGAAGGAGAGCCGGCGTAATGGCTAATCGCGGAGTAAACAAAGTAATCATCGTCGGAAACCTAGGGCAAGACCCCGAGGTTCGTTACCTTCCGAATGGTGGCGCAGTAGCAAATATCACCCTGGCAACATCCGAGTCATGGCGAGATAAGCAGACTGGCGAGACGAAAGAGAAAACAGAGTGGCACCGTGTGGTGCTGTTCGGGAAGTTGGCAGAGGTGGCCGGGGAATACCTGCGGAAAGGCTCTCAGGTTTATATCGAAGGTAAGCTAACGGCTCGAAAATGGACTGACCAGGCAGGAGTGGAAAAGTACACCACAGAGATTCACGTCAATGTCGGTGGAACCATGCAAATGCTTGGCGGGAAGCAGGAAGGAAGTCAGCAAAGTAAACCTCAGAAAAAACAGCAGCAATCATCACAAGCCCCGTCAAATGAACCGCCGATGGATTTCGACGACGACATTCCATTCTAAGGAAATCAATGAACAACTTAATGCTCGACCTCGAAACCATGGGTAACGGAACCTACGCGCCGATCATCTCCATTGGCGCCGTATTCTTCGACCCCGCAACTGGCAAAACAGGCGAAGAGTTTTCGGTAAACGTGTCGCTGGAATCATCAATGCGATACCGGGCCAGACCCGACGCATCAACCATTCTTTGGTGGATGGGTCAGAGCGAGGATGCGCGGAAAAGCCTGAAAGAAAACCCTGTCGAACTTACGTCTGCCCTGAGTGAGCTTTCAGACTTCATCTCAGATTATGGAAATCAAAAGTATGTTCAGGTCTGGGGAAATGGCGCTTCATTCGACTGCGTAATTCTTCGCAGCAGTTACGCACTAACCGGCCAGCAAGCACCCTGGCAATGGTGGAACGACCGTGATGTACGCACCATCGTAGAGATGGGAAAAGTCATCGGCTTCGATCCGAAACGCGACATGCCATTTGATGGCACCCGCCACAATGCCTTAGCCGACGCCATCCACCAGGCTAAGTACGTTTCTGCAATCTGGCAGAAGCTTATCAAGTAAACCAACCATGGATACGAATATGCCATCACCTCAACCCGGGGCGGATAACCCTCGCCTGTGCACCGCCAGAACCAAAGAAGAGGTGATGGCTAACTTCGCCAGATATTGGGAAATGTCACAAGCCGGAGAAATTGAGCCGGAGACGAAACAGCAGCGCATGGAGCGTCAGGCTGATTCGCTGGCAGATGCGCTACTGACCAGAAGAAACTACAAGGCATCTTTCTTCCCGGAATGGGAAACCATCGGCCCTCACCTTCCACCTGAAGAAATTGACGATCGCTCTCGCGTCCGCTTTGGTCGCTACGGCGCTCGCATTAGCGACTAAGGAAAACATCATGAAGCTTCACATTGAAATCGGTAAATACATCATTACCGGGACTGCTCACGACCTCGTTTTGCGCGAGAAGGTAATCATCGAGAAAGGCGACAACGCTGGCAAGGAAGGTCTCAGTTCAGCTCGTTACTACTCCAAATTTGAACACCTGGTGAAAGAGCTTTGCCACCGCGAAATCCTCACATCAGAAGCCCAGTCGCTTCAAGCGCTGGTTCTGCATATCGAAAACCTCAGTCAGACAGTCAGCAAAAAAAATCACTGAATACGTGGAGCGTGAGCATGTTTAGCCATCAATTCAATCCCGATGTAACACCCGGTGACGCAGCAGCCCATCCAAAAACCTGCAAAGCACCCATGCCAACACGCGAAGAGCTATTAGCTCGCTGCAGCTTTCCGAGTGTGAATACCAACAAGTATCTGAACCGGATGATACGCAATGGAAACAGCAGAGCTTAACGCCATTCGCGCAACCGCTCGTCAGTGCTGGAAAGAGATTCAGGGAGCATGGAAGACAGAGGAAGCCAAAAGCATAAAAGACAGGGAAGTCATTAACCGAAGAATCCTTCTCAGCTACGAGCGTCGCATATATCCACGATTCACTATCTATCAACTCCTCTATCACATTGGCGTCATTAACGGGACGCTCAAGGAGCGGTGATGAAACAGCAAGCAATGCGCCAGAAAGCAATCATCGGCACCAGCCAGCAGACCGGGGAAACACTCTATTTCCCCCTCTCCTTACTACGCGCCGGGATTTAAACGCGGCGGCATTAATGAAGCGATTAGTGGCCGGGCTAAATCTCATCGCGGTTACACATGGCGATATGCAACGAAGCAAGAGCGCGAACAACGCGCACAGCACTGAGGGTATGAAAATGACAGTTAAGCGCTATGACGCAAAAGATATCAACGGTGGGCTCTGCATTAGTGAAGATGCAACTGGTCGATATGCGGCTTACGAAGACTACGCCGAACTCCAGCGCAAGTTGACAGCCTACGAAGCCACGGTGACGAACCTGACGGCACAGGTGCAGGGGCTGGCAGTGGAGAATTCCCGACTGAATGATGTGGCAAAAGGTGGAGCATTTGTAATGCAAAAGGCTCTCATGAAGTATGAGTTTGGCATCGGTATGACTGAGCAGGCCGAACATTTCATTCGCGATGCTCGAGAGGAATTCAAAGCCACCGACGCCGCGCTGGCAGAGATACGCAACGAGGCGCGGGCTGAGGGTATCAACTTTGCTGCTAGTCGACTGGCAGCAGCTTTCAATAACGGATTCATCGACAAACCTCTGCCCGAAGTTTTCGACGTCACTAGGATGATTCTTGACACTAAATCCGACTTAGCAAATGCCCCAGTGCCTGCGCCTGATGGCCTGTCCGGAGAGTATGCAGAAACAGCGCTGAAGGAATGGGCGGAGCAACTGCGCAAGGAGCAAGGCAAATGAGCAATATCGAACTCATGCAGCACGCCCTGGGCATCAGTGAACGCAACCGCGAGCCGTACCGAAATTACTTCCTCGCCAGCGGCGACCATCCTGACAACAAAGCATGGCAGCAGCTTGTCGGGGCTGGAATGGCATACGCCAGCCCGGCGCCCGCCTGGTCATGCGGTGATGTGATTTACCAGGTGACAGACGCAGGAAAAGCAGTGGCCATTGCCGCGCTGCCCGAGCCAAAGAAACGTACGCGATATGGCGAATATCTGCACGCTGATTATGGCCACTCGTTTGCAGAATGGCTGGGGATTGAATTGCCGGTATACGAAGACCGCGAAGTTGACCGGTATAAATGGGAGTACCGCATGGTACGCCGTTCGCGCTGCTACTGGGATTCGTATTACGACATTTGCGGTGAGTGGAAGCCGACAAAGAAAGCGGCAAAGGCCAGCTACAAAGAAGCGCTGAAAAAACGCCGGGAGGCCAAATGACTAAACAACTCGAAGCGCTGATTGCCGAGGTGAAAGCGGCAGCGGAGAAAGCAACGCCGGGGCCATATAGCATTGACCATACAGGGTATTCATTAAATTGCAGCGAAGGAACATTTGGCGACTTTCTGGATATGGACAACGCAACTTTTGCACTGGAGGCCAACCCCGAAAGTATCTTGACGCTGATAGCGGCGCTGGAGCAGTCACAACGCGCCAATGCTGCGCAGGACGACCACATCAATCAGCAGTCTGATCGCATAGAGAATCTGGAAAAGAAAAACGCAGAACTCGGCAGCCAGCTTTGCCGTTATTCAATGTCGCCCGGACAGGCTGACCAGCGAATGTGTGAATCACGCGCGGTGCGCGCTGCGCTCGGGTTTGGAAAGGATGCTGACAACGTTGCGCCTGTTGACCTGACAGCGCGCATAGATGCCCTTAAAGCTCGCATAGCAGAGCTGGAGGCCAGCCCGTTAGCGGTGAAGCTGCCGAAGGGCATTCTCATGCAGTCAGCATATTCCACAGGGTTTGACCCAAGCGATTGGGTTTTGTGCATACCCAGAGATTCAGCAGTTGAAGCAATCAGCGCCGCTGGCGGCACCGTGGATGAGGGGGAGTGATGGCTACAGTATGCGAAAAAATTCTGAAGGTTATGCGTGACAGGAAAGAACAGCAAAAGGCCACCATTGGTAGTGAGTGGCCGGTCAAGATGGCAACCTGGAATTTACGTCTAGCCCTTGAACGGGAATATCCCGAGGACGATTGGAGTTGCAAAGACCTTCGCAAGCACCTCTCTGAAATGCAGAAAGAAGGTTTGGTTTCTAAGTGCCAGTATGAAAGCAGAATTGGCCAGGCCGTGTGGAGGCTTTATGAATAACCTGAGCAATGATCGCCTGGCTGAATATGCCAACGATAAGCGCATGTGCAACGTCAGCGATGAAATAGTCTCGATGGCCCGCGAGCTACTCGCATTGCGGGAAGCGGGGAAAGAGCCTTTCGGTTATACAGATGGTCCACGCCACGGCATGTGCTATGAACCGCGACATGCTGAGAGGTTAATGGATGCTCACCCACTCTACGCCGCGCCGCAGCTGCCTGCTGTGGACAGCATCCAACGATATACAGCAGCTAATACGCAGTTCGGGGGCGTATCGTTAAGGCCAGACGGCGACGGGGATTACGTTCGATTTGAGGATGTGCGAGCAATGATAGCCGCAGCACCAAAGCCGGAGGCTGTTGGCTTGACAATCGGCTCTGGATTATCGCCGGGCTTGCATTCATCAATGCGTGACAAAGCCTGAATAGCCCGCAATAGCGGGTTTCTTTTTATCTGAACTCGCTAAGGCGGGTTTTGTTTTATGGAGGATGTGATGACTTTATTAGAGATTTTGGTGAAAGAGATTCCTAGGCTTGGTGGGTGGCCTGAGGGTGTTAGCGTGATTGAACAATTAGATGATGGTTGTCTGTACGACCCTTATGGTGATTGCCTTTTCAGTGGTCGCGAATTCAATCTGTCTGAGGACTATGAAGACGCTTTTGTCACCAACGATAAATACGAAGCAGCGCTATCAGCATCTAAGGCGACTGAGTGGAATGGCGAGGGGTTGCCGCCTGTTGGGTGCGAGTGCGAAGTGGCGTGGTCAGGGGCAAAATTTATCCCATGTAAGATTCTGTACATTGGCGTTTCGGTTGTGCTGGTTAGGCTGGATCGGTCGGAAGAGTGTTACACCTTGTCAACGGTTAAGTTCCGCCCTATCCGCTCAGCAGCAAACAGGAAGCGCCTTGAAGTCGCTGAGGCGTTGATTCGCTTCCTTGATTTGGAAACTGACATCGACAATGTATTCCATGCTGGGGATGTTAAGGACTTCCTTGATTACATCGCAGCCGGAAAAATCCCCGGCATCCGCATCGAATAACCATCGCTAAAGCAACCGCCTACGGGCGGTTTTTTATTGGGAGGAAGTTATGAAATACACCATCGGAGCAAAGATTTTCTTCGTGCTGCTAGCTGTTGCTTTTGGCGCGGTCGTAACGGCTATTTCCTTATTGTGAGGTGAGCATGGCAGAAGCTCTCATGACAATAGAAGAATACTCCCTGAAGTTGAAAGTCTCCCCGCACACCATCTATCGAAACCCTCTCAAATACCACATGTTTAAGGTTGGTGGCCTGTGGCGAGCAAGCAATGAAAGTCTGGAAAAATTCTCTGCACCAAACAACAATGTCACCCGACTGGCTGTGGTCGGCGGTAAGGAGTTCAAAAAATGCCGATCTTCAAAAGAGGTAAAAAGTGGTGGGTGGACGTCTCATCACCAGATGGAGAAAGAATTAGACGCTCTGCTGGCACCGAGGAAAAAGCAGAAGCACAGGAGTATCACGACAAGCTGAAGCATGAGCTTTGGCTTGTTGCAAGGCTTGGAAAGGTCAAGGAAAGGAAATTCGGGGATATGGTGGTGCTCGCCATGCGCGAAGCTGATGGGCAGTCATGCTTCGAAAATAAGCAGGTGTATGCCAGATATTGGCTATCGGTGTTTGGCGATCGCGTCATATCGAAGATAACCGGGGAGGAAATTGCAGATAACCTCCCCGAATTCTCTTCCGCACGTCGCGTTAAGTTGTCAAACGCCACTCGTAATCGGTACCGCTCGTTCATTATGAGGGCTTTTTCTCTTGCTGTTAAGTCTGGATGGCTTTCGTCGGTTCCTCACATATCAACACAGAGAGAGCCAAAGGTCAGGATTAGATGGATAGAGAAGGATCAGGCCAGGGCTGTAATCGCTTCCCTTTGGTCTGACTGGATGAAAAGGGTTGTTTCGTTCGCCCTGCTCACCGGCGCGAGAAAGGGTGAAATCCTGAGCATGAAATGGGAGAGCGTCAATCTCTCTAGGCGGATAGCTGTTGTTACCGCTGACAATGCGAAGTCTGGGAAGGCAAGACCCTTGCCGCTCAACGATGAAGCAGTGAAGATAATCACGAGCTGCCCAAGAGACTCTGATTATGTTTTCGCGAAGAACGGACGGCAGGCGGCGCAAATCGGTAGATACGAGTTTGATAAAGTCCTGGAGCAACTGGGGATATCTGACTTTCGGTTTCACGACCTACGTCACACATGGGCAAGCTGGCATGTTCAGGACGGAACGCCGCTGATGGTGCTGAAGGAAATGGGTGGCTGGGAGAAGCTGGAGATGGTGAACAAATATGCTCACTTAAGCACCGAACACCTGAGCAAATTCAGCGGCACTGTCACGTTTTTGGCACAGTCCGAAGATGATGACCAAAACAGAGCACCTCTGTCTGTCGTAAACTCATGA